TTTCTGTTGTATTTACAGCAGTGCCGGGAATAACACCAGCAGAACCATCATAGTGTCCAGTTCCGGCAAGTCTAATCTGAACAATATCTGTTCCAGAAGCTACTTCTTGAATTTCTACATGACCAGTATCATCATCAGCACTACCTTGAGTCAATGCCCACCAAAGTCTAGAGATGTGTAGTTTTGCACCATCTGCATGTCCATCTAATGTGCTTCCATCTAAAATAGCACCATTGGCCGCAGCATCATCTTCAATATCAACTTTAAGCGTAACTGTACCACCAGCGCCGGGCGCATTAACAACGGTATCTCTGAGTACTCTTGCAACAATTGTCATTCTTATCCCCTAGATCGCTAACATTTCTTTTTCAAAATACCCAAGAAGTTCCCTCTCAGGGACTTTATATTTCTTAGATATATCTGTTATAGTTCTTTCGAAACTATTTAGGAAATCTGAAGGTTTCGCATCCATTTTTTTGAACAAATCGTCCACTGCGTCCTTCATTTTGGGTGAAAGACGTTTATATTGTTTAGATTTCCTGTGTTCATCCTTCTCTACAACTGTAGATTCATAGATTTCCTCAATCCGTTTCATTAACGTCTGATTCCTTGTCTATATAACTTGACTTAACAAATGTGTTTGCAAGTTCTTTGCGTTTAACTTCTAGTGAATCACCGACCCTAGTGGCCATTGTAATACTAAATGCTTTCTCTGCTTCAATATTGTTGCCATCTACAAGAGCATCTACAAATTCTTTACTCATTATTTATCTCCTTTACCAAATTTTTGATCATCATTTGGTTTACCATCTTGTTCTGGTTCCTCATAGTCTGGCATTTGATCCGGTGAAATAACTCCACCATCGCCATCCTGTGGATACCTTGTGATACCGTCACCACCATCTGGCATATCAATACCACCATCCAATGGATCAGTTTCAAGTTCTTTCTTCATCTGAGCTCGCATCTCTTGAATTTCTGCGTCTGTCATATTTAGGACTTTTTTCAGTACATATTCCTTACTGAAGAATGTACCAATATAGGACTGAATACCATCAAGTGTCTGAATACGATCATTAAGAAGTTCTGCGTCCTTCAACTCTGCAAAGTGACCATCTTCCATAAAGTCATACTGAATATGCTCTTGCATACGAGGCCAATCTTCTGGTGAGATTATTCCTTTAAGGAGTAGATTAGTCTTGAGCAAGTCAGTGAATAGGGGGACAAATTTCTTACGAATACGTTGTACGAACTTAGTGAACTTGAGTTCGTCTCTAGTAATTTCTGATGCCCTTCCCATACTGAATCCGTTTTCAGCTTCAAGTCTTGAAATCGGCACGTTAAGTGAACGGTATAGTTTTCGTTGGAAGTATACGATATCATCTATTTCTCCTAGATTTTGACCTCCGGGTAATGTCGTGATCTCTGTGCCTCGACCACCTTCACGGCGTGGGAGCCAAAAGTCTTCCAACATTGACATGTGATTACGGTCATCCCGAATCTCACCTGTACTTGCATCGTATACTAACTTGTTACGATAACGGTTCATTACATCTTTTAGATACTGTTCTGCTTTAACCTTTGGTAGATTACCAACATCAATATAGAAAATTCTACGTTCTGGTGCTCTAGAAATACGATAGATAACAATCGCATCTTCAATCATACGCAACTGATTAACTGGTTTGATTGCTTTGTGTAGGTGCGAGATAACTCGACCAGAGTTGTTGTCAAGGAGTCCTGATGGAACATATACTACTGAATCAGCAGCAATTTTAATTCCCTGATCATTACCCTGAGAACCCGAACTTGCAAAACCCTTATCGCTGTAGATAAAATATTCATCTACCTTACTGACCATTTCAACGCCATTCTGGTCAACGCTAGGGTCTTTTGTTGTTTCCCGAACCTTACGAATTTTAGTTGGGTCAATAAATCTTAGATGGGTTAAACCCTTCTGTGGGTCTTTATTGTCGATAACTTTGTGGTAGTATATACGACCATCAACATACCAACGACGAAAGATATCATGACCCTTCTCATTAAAATTAAGAAGTCTTAGAACTTCCATGAACTCAACTCGAATTCTATTTTTAATTTTATCGCTGTATTTTAGATTTGTTAAATCGATATTTACTGGAATATCATTTAGATTTGAAATGATACCTTCATTCACAATATCTTCAACCGCAGCATCACACTCCGATTGCATAGAAATATCTCTATAACGACGAATGAGGTCAAGGTCAGAGCGCTCCCGTCCATCTGTATCTAGTACAGAGGAAAAGAACCCACCGCCTGCAATCTCAATTGCGCCGTCATCAGGAGTGGGGTCAGTGAAAGTTTTTCCACTGAGCCCCTGATCCTTTTTTGCTTTTTGTATTGAAAAGCCGAATAATTCTGCCATAATCTTTTTATCTCCTACTGTCTATTTAGTAGGTTCAAATTAGAAGTTTACGCCAGAAGCTTCAAAGTGCTGATATCTCCAAGAAACTGAGAATTCTTCAACTGCACTTTCAGTCTCCATACTCAGTTCAATTGCAGAACCACTTGTCGTTGGCCAACAGTTACGAAGAATATATGTCTTCAGAACTGTTTCGTCACGATCCAACTGTTCAACAGTTAAGTCTGTCTGATAGTCAGAGGGGGATACAACACCAGTATTGAGGGCAAAATCATTGATGCCATTTGACCAAAGTTCGATTGCATTCTTAATCATAAAGTCAGTGTCATTAAGAAATGTAACTTCCCAAGCTTCTGGTTCAGTTGCATCACCTGCCATGTAGATTGTACGACCACGGAATTTCAAAGGAATTTCAGTGATAGCACGGGTTGGTAATGCTGCAGCTTTTACAAGAAACGAAGTTCTGCGAGTATCAAGACCGATTGCGATACCTGATGGTGGAGTAATAGTTACCCTAAATTGGTTGGCTCTTGCACCACCACCGATTAAACTTGCTTTAAAGTCATCTATATTAGCCATGATTAACCTCCTACCTCACTAAACGCAACACCAGTTCGCACGGCGATGAAGTTTAGTGTAATAAAGTTGATTGACCTTGCTGGTTTGATGTAGATGTCACCAATAAACTCGTTACGGTCAATGACCTCACCAGTGTTATTAGTTGTATCACAAACTACCTTAAAGTCGAAAATACCACGGCGTCCCTGCACATCCCGCAAGAAGGGTTCTACCAGATTACGGAACTGGGCTCTTGTGAATTCATCATTGAACTCAAAGAGTTGGAACTTAGAAGCAGTGGCAATTGCTTTCTCAAGAACAAGGAACAGACGACGCACGTTAATGCGGTCAAATGCACTTGGTTTGGAAAGAGCAGTCTTATCACCAAAGAGTGTAACACCCTGACCGGGGAAATCAACCACTGGGTTAATCCGAGCCTTATATAGAATGTCACGATCTGCTTTCTGTGGGTTATAAGAAAGTTTGATTGCACTACGAACACCACCACGATTGTAACCCGCTGGTGAGAACCAAGGATCAGCAACAGCATCTGTATTTGCACAAAGGCCAGCAGTATCACCGTTCAAAGGAACATGACGATACACATCGTTGTACTTATCATACATGTACTTGTATCCACTATCGAATACCATGTAAGAAGATGATGGGCACTTGTCAAACGCATCCTTGACATTTTCTGTCTGAGTGATAGATGATGTTACACCAACTGTCGCAGCACGATAAGGTGATACGAAACCAACGCAATCTCTACGAAGTTCACAAAGATCAGTGATCATTGTAACGTGTGTATCCTGACCAGCTTCTGTATCTGCAACAGCTGAACTTGGACCACCCATAACTAGGTTGATGTCAAGGTTTTCTGTATCAGAAAACTTGTCATAAGCAATTTCCATTTCACCAGCAGTTACGGAGTAATCATCCGTTCCACCTGACAATGCAGAAACATCAACACCACTTATCACTGTGTAATCCGTACCTGTGGCAATATCTGTACCCCAGTTAGTACCAGCAGCAAGATGGTCTGTCCAGTAAATAAATCCAGAACCACGGAAGATAACATCTGGGTAGTAGTTATTTCCACCCTGTGTTGTCTTCGCTGCTGAGTTCTTAGACATTGATGGAAACACTTCAATGACTGATGCTGTGCGTTGTCCTTTAACATCCACAGCAAAACCTGTAATGTCGCCTGTTGTATCATAAACTGCAACATGCAGTTCATCTAATTCACCACGACCATTTGCAGTTGACCAATCAGATGTGCCGGGAGCACTGTCAAAGAGGTCACTGAAACGCCAGCGACGACGAATGAGAGAGTTATCAGGAATAATCGTCTGAAGTCCGCCACCAGCAGGATCATCAAGAACCCGAATGGTGAGAGTTTCGGTGGAAATCGCAGTAACTTCGTATTCTACGTTACCCGATTCTACTCTGTCATGTCCAGCAGCTGCTGAAAACACCAGAGGAATATCGTTTGCAACAGTGATTGCCTTATCAAGGATAACAGCAGTCTGCGAAGTAACTGTGGCAATTTTAACCACTTCGTCACCATCAGAGATGCCTGCACCAAGAACACGTTGGCCAACTGCAAGTGTCCCAGAAACACCATCAACCGTAAGGTTTTTAGATGCAACTGTAATTGCACCGTTAACGGTTGCAACAATAGCACTTGCATCGTAGAACTGAATGATGTCCCCGATTATGATTGACGCATCAGTTGCATTTTGGTCATCAACTGTGATTTCCAAATCACCAATTGCACCAGCACCATTAACTAGGTTAAGAGAACCAAGTTGTTGTGAAAATGCTCGGGCGCTAGGACAGATATCCACACCAAGTGAATTACCATGAGTACCAGCAGTACGAGCAGCCCACTCACCGTGAGAACCTGACCCATCGGCAAAGGATGCTTCATAGTGGTCATCGTCACGAATGAGAATACCACTGTTTGCACCAGCGTTTAAAAGGGCTGATTCTGCACGAACCACCCTGAGTGCGTCACCATACTGCAAGAAGTTTGCAGCAGTGAACCAAAACTCAAAATTTGAACTATTTGGCTTACCAAATGTCTGTAGTAACTGTTCTTCCGAACTAATCGCAGTAATCGCACTAACTGGACCTTTTTGAAAAGGACCGGCGATGGCACCGATAGACGTAGATACAGCTGGAACAACATTAGTAAGATCAATTTCCCGTACATGAACGCCGGGTGAAACTAGAAATCCCATGTCTTTACTCCTAACTTAAAGAGAGTTATTTGTTATACAGATATTTATAAAAACCCTCTTTTACAAAACTCGTTTTTATAAGTGTTATATCATATAAATAGAATCATGAATGATCATTATGAAAAATACAAAGACACTATCAAGAAAGTTTCACGGAGAAATTACCAGAAACGAGTATATCTCCTAAACGAATTTCTCACAGATAAATCTTGTATTCACTGTGGTGAGGCAGAACATGTGTGTCTCAAATTCTGGCCGTATGATGCAGAGATACGCAAAGTATCCAAAAGAGTTGGAACCAGTGATGACAGTCGTAAAGAGGTATTTCACCTAATTGATCAGTCTGTCATTCTATGTTATAACTGTTACATCAAAAAACATCATGATTTGATTGAATTTATTTAGGATATTACCAACTTCTAGAACTATCTCTCACAATTGGTGACCATCGAGTTCCATATTCGTCTACCATCTCACCAATGTTCTCATCCTCAAGACCATTCACAATGAAACCAAATGGTGCCATATCTTGTTCTAGCATGTCTTGTTGCTCATTCATCATGACCCGTCGAATATCGTTGTTAGTTAGTTCCTTGAAGTATGTCTGGTCAGTAAGCCATGCAAAGATAAAGAGACACGCAACCAAGTCATCGTTACACCCATCATCTGCTTCAAAGGATGACCCCTTTACAATAAAGGTGGAAAGTTCGTTGATGCAATCATAATCCTCAAGAATAAGTTTATTATCCTCAACTAACTGTTTGAGGTTAGAACAACCAATCTTCTTAACTGCTTTAGTCGTTCTTACCCCCAATTGCGCTCGGCCACCACTGAACCCTGCTCCAATGACCTGTCCCGCCCGTCCACGCATACTAGCCATAATAAGGTTGTCATACTCCAAGTCAAACTGCATCGCACTGGCGACCTGTTCTCCTATGTCATTGACCTCAATCAAAACATATGCTTGATTATATGCTCTCGCAACATCGTATATCTTAGAGGGAAAGATAAGGGGTTTCAGTTCGTTGTCTCTAAACTTTGCAGCCACCCGAAAAGGCATTTCACTTACATCTACTACCACAAATGCAGAATAGTCGTTTTGTGTTCCCCTCGCAACATCTGCGACGAGAACATATGTACGATCTGGTTGTGGTGCAACATGAACATCAAGGCCAGCACTAGACTGTATTGGTGCCCGATATGTCAACTGTTTCAATTTGTATGGTGCGATAAGGGTATCAATAGAACCAAGAAACTCACACTCAAACTCTGTATTAAATTGAGCCTGAGAGGTGTTCTTAATCGTTTCCTCTTTCCACTTCTCATCTCTACCGGGAACTTCACTCCAATGAACCTCAATAGGAATATAAGTGTTACGACCTTCCTCTGCATCCACCCATAGTTTATAGAACATATTCATACCATGCGGGGTGGAAACGATCATTACCTTCGTAGTTTTACCCGAACTTATTGTAGGGTAGACTGAACTG